GATGTAGCAATCTTGGAGGCAAAATTAGACCAGAAGAAGCAGCCCAAATTATACGAGACAAAGCCCCAGCTTACGGTGAAGCCAAAGCACAAAGGGTTTACCTTGACGAATTCAGAAAATCCAAAAAAGCCTTGCTGATGAAAAATGCCCTTGAAATGGGTTACGAGGCAGCAAATGCACAGGAACGGGAAGCGTATGCAGACCCAGCATATTTGCAACTTCTCAAAGGTTTAGCCGCGGCAATCGAAAAAGAGGAAACCCTGCGCTGGGAAATTGAGGCTGCAAGGTTAGATGTGGAAATTTGGCGCACTCGAGAAGCCACAAACAGGATGCAAGACAGGACGCACCAGTGAAATGTCCTGAATGTGGGACGTGGACAATAGTCAAAGAGACCAGAATATCAACAGGAAACACACGCAGACGCAGGCTGGAATGCGCCAATATGCACAGGTTTTCCACAATGGAGACAATTGTTGAGAACAAAACACGAATACGTCAGAAGCAAAAAACTATTGAAGATGGTGGCAAGTCTTGACTGCCAATCCTGTGGGTCAGGACACATGGTTCAAGCCGCACACACAAACTGGGGCAGCGGCAAAGGCAGAGGCATCAAGGCTGATGACAACCAAGTGGCGGCTTTATGCCTGAAATGCCATTACGAGGTTGATCAAGGCAAAGACTTAAGCAAAGAAGAACGGCAAAAAATGTGGATGGATGCACACAAAAGGACGATAAAGGTACTTGAAGCTGATTGGCCTGTAAACTTACCTAAACCGATGGAGATTGTATGAAAACCGTCAATAAACCAAAGACAAAGCCAAAAAGCCCAGATAGAGCAGAATTAGCCGAACTGATCTTTGCAGGAATGCGGAACGGTTTAAGCGCCCATCAAGCCTGCAAACAAATCGGATTGCCTCAAAGCACATTCAACCATTGGCTTAATGATGACATTAAAATGGCGGCAGAGTACGCGCGCGCGAGGGAAGACCTGATTGAACACATCGCTGCTGAGACCTTAAGAATTGCTGACAGTCCTGTTGGAAGTACAGACAGCGGCGCAACTGATTCTGGTGCAGTGCAAAAACAAAGATTACAGGTGGACACTAGAAAATGGCTTTTATCAAAGTTGGCCCCAAAAAAATGGGGCGACAAGTTGGAGCTTTCGGGTGACCCAGAGAATCCATTGCTACAAAAAATTGAGCGTGTGATTGTCAAAAATGGGTAAAACCCTGCAAATCCAAACCCCTGAGTGGGCGCTGCCATTGCTGGAACCCAGTCGGTACAAGGGTGCATGGGGTGGGCGAGGAAGTGGCAAGTCCCACACCTTTGCCGAGTTAATGATTGAAGGCCACATACTTGACCAAAAGCGCAGAAGCGTTTGTGTGCGGGAAATACAGAAGTCACTTAACCAATCAGTCAAGCGGCTGCTGGAAACAAAGATTGAGGCGATGAACGCTGGCGCATACTTTGCCGTACAGGATTCTGTTATCAAGTCCAAAAAGGGCGATGGTGCGATTATTTTTCAAGGTATGCAGAACCACACCGCCGACAGTATTAAATCGCTTGAAGGGTACGACTGCGCTTGGGTGGAAGAAGCTCAGTCATTAAGCCAGACCAGCCTTGATTTATTGAGGCCAACAATCCGTAAACCCAACAGCGAATTGTGGTTTACATGGAATCCTCGCCAGCAATCCGACCCAGTGGATTTCCTTTTGCGTGGCCCTGAACCGCCGGCAGATGCCATAGTAATCAAAGTCAACTTTGGTGAAAACCCTTGGTTTCCACAAGTCCTTAGGGACGAAATGGAGTACGACAAGCGGCGTGACCCCGACAAGTATCAGCACGTTTGGATGGGTCAGTACTTACGCAACAGCAGCAGCAGGGTATTCAGGAACTGGAAAATTGACGAGTTCGAAGCACCAGACGAAGCCATCCACCGACTTGGGGCTGACTGGGGATTTTCGGTAGACCCGACTGTGTTGGTGCGATGCCACATTATTGGGCGAACTCTGTATATTGATTACGAGGCTTACATGGTTGGATGTGAGATTGTGAACACACCCGAACTTTTCATGCAAGTGCCTGAGGCTGAGAAGTGGCCTATCGTTGCCGATTCAGCCCGACCCGAGACCATCAGCCATATGAAGCGCAACGGGTTTCCTAAGATAATGACAGCGGTCAAAGGACCAAAGTCGGTCGAGGAAGGCATTGAGTTTTTAAAGAATTACGACATTGTGGTTCACCCTCGCTGTATTCACACCATTGACGAAATGAGTCTGTACAGTTATAAATCAGACCCATTGACTGGGCGAATCCTGCCCCAGCTTGAGGACAAAAAGAACCATGTTATTGATGCTTTGCGGTATGCGTGTGAGGGCATCAGGCGGTCAGCGGTCACAAAACCAGCTACATTTACGCCATTGCCCAATGTCAAACGCTGGTAGATAATCGCCTTAAAGGACAAATATGGCAAGAATACCCAACGACCAACGCCTTGCGAATCTGCACGCTGAAGCACTGCGGCAGTTCAATGACATACAAACCGCTTTGCGGGATGAGCGCCTGCAATGCTTGCAAGATCGTAGATTTTATTCGCTGTGTGGTGCTCAGTGGGAAGGACCACTTTACGACCAGTACGAAAACAAACCAAGATTCGAAGTCAACAAAATTATGTTGGCTGTCATTCGTATTGTTAACGAATACAGAAACAACCGCATTACTGTTGACTATGTGAGCAAAGATGGTTCAGAGAACGACAAGCTGGCTGAAGTCTGCGATGGCTTATATCGTGCTGATGAGCAAGCATCCGTGGCTGATGAGGCTTACGACAACGCTTTTGAAGAAGCTGTAGGCGGTGGCATTGGTGCTTGGAGACTGCGAACAGTTTACGAAGACGAAGAAGATGACGAGGACGACCGACAGCGCATTCGCTTTGAACCAATCTACGATGCTGACAGTTCAGTATTCTTTGACCTGAATGCCAAGCGGCAAGACAAATCAGACGCTAAGTATTGCTTTGTGGTCACCAGCATGACCCGTGAAAGCTATAAAGAAGTCTATAACGATGACCCGACAGATTGGCCTAAGATTATTCACCAGTACGAGTTTGACTGGGCAACCCCTGATGTTGTGTTTGTGGCTGAATACTACAAACTTGAGGAAAAGACCGAGACAATCCGCATATTCCAAGCGATTGACGGGACTGAGGAACGCTACACCGCCACCGATTTTGCGAACGATGAGACGCTAGAAGAAACCCTAATGGCAGTCGGCACTCGTGAAGTACGCCAAAAGCGTGTCAAGCGGATGCGTGTTCGCAAATACATCATGTCAGGCGGCAAGGTTTTAGAAGATGCTGGCTATATTGCAGGCAAGTGCATTCCGATTGTGGTTGTGTACGGTAAGCGTTGGTTTGTGGACAACATTGAACGCTGCATGGGTGCAGTCAGGCTTGCCAAAGATGCACAGCGCCTAAAGAATATGCAGCTTTCAAAACTGGGCGAGATCAGCGCATTGTCCAGTATCGAAAAGCCAATCATGACACCCGAGCAAGTTGCAGGGCATCAACTGATGTGGGCTGAAGATAACTTGAGGGATTACCCTTATTTGCTCATCAACCCTGTGACTGGTGCTGATGGCGGTACGCAAATCAGTGGCCCTGTGGCTTACACAAAGTCGGCACAAATTCCACCAGCAATGGCAGCACTTTTGCAGATTACCGAACAGGATATGCAAGACATTTTGGGCAACCCGCAGGGCGCAGACAAGATGGTTTCGGGCGTATCAGGCAAAGCGGTGGAGTTGATACAAACCCGTGTAGATATGCAGACCTTCATTTACATGAGCAACTTTGCCAAGGGTATGAAGCGATGCGGCGAGATATGGTTAAGCATGGCAAAGGAAATCTACACCGAAGACAAGCGCAAGATGAAAACCATTGCGCCCACTGGTGAGGCTGGCATGGTCGAATTAATGCAGCCAATGATTGACCAAGAAACTGGTGCAATGAAGATGGCAAACGACTTGAGCGATGCCACTTTTGATGTTGTAGCGCAAGTCGGACCGTCCAGCAGCAGCAAACGTGCAGCCACAGTCAGGGCTTTGACTGGGATGCTTCAAATTACCCAAGACCCTGAGACCGCCCAAGTGCTGACAGCAATGGCGATGATGAACATGGAAGGCGAGGGCATACAGGATGCAAATGCTTACTTCCGCAAGAAGTTATTGCGAATGGGTGTTGTTAAGCCAACTGATGACGAGGCGCAAACTTTAATGGAAGAAATGCAAGGCCAGCCGCAAGACCCAAATGCAATGTATTTGCAAGCAGCGTCTGAAGAAGCGATGGCAAAAGCAGCAAAAGCAAGGGCAGACACAGTGGAGACGGTTGCTAGTGCAGAACTGAAACGTGCCCAAACGCTGGAAACTTTAGGCAAGGTTGACCAAACATCACAAGAGATGGCGATGACAAATGCCCAAGCCGTACAAGAGATATTACAGGGGCAGATTGTGCAACCTGTTGCGAATCAGTAAAAAACAAGCGAGAATCAAACAAACGGCAACCACCCAGCCGTTCAAAGTGGGTGAGTTGAATGGGGTCTAAGATGAATCAAAAGGCAGTAATTGAGAACAACGAAATTGAAGTAGACGAAGAAGAAATCGAAATCAGCGAAATTGTTGATGACGAAGAACCCGAAGATACCGAGGAAGTTGTTGTCAGCATTGGTGAGGAAGCGCCACCTCCCGAAGAGCACACTCCTGCGCCTGAATGGGTTAAAGAGTTGCGTAAGACGAACCGAGAACTGCAGCGGCAGAATCGTGAATTGCAAGGCAGGCTACAAGCCGCACCAGCTGAGACCAAGCCAGTGGTGATAGGAAATAAGCCAAAGCTGGAAGATCACGACTATGACGCTGAAAAGTACGAGGAAGCATTGACTGAATGGTTTGACCGAAAACGTCAAGCCGATGAAGTTAACGCCAAGCAAGAAGCTGAAGTTATGAATCAGCAGAAAGCATGGCAAGCTAAGTTGGATGGTTACGGCAAGGCGAAGGCCGAGCTAAGAGTAAAGGACTTTGAAGATGCTGAAGAAGTTGCTCAACAAGTTTTTTCTATCACCCAGCAAGGTGTTTTGCTGCAAGGTGCAGATAATCCTGCACTCGTTGTTTACGCACTTGGTAAGAACCCTGCAAAAGCTAAAGAGTTGGCTGAAATCAAAGACCCCGTAAAGTTTGCCTTTGCGGTAGCAAAACTGGAGAAAGACTTGAAAGTTACAAACCGTAGGCAAGCACCCGCACCCGAAAGAATCATCAGTGGA